CTCGCCCACTTTCGCTTGAGGAATGATACCTCCTCTAAGCTTCTATCCTGTGATAACTCAGCACCGGTTTTCATCTCATCGGTGTACTCGAATCCCATCTCTGCCAAAGCTTGGGTGTACGAATCCTGAGTTAACAAAGGTGCCCAAACAGATGAACGGTCCACAGCTATTAAATTATCATCGCCGTAGACCATGAAACGTAACGAGTCATCAAATTGCCTGAGCTTTGAGGGTGCTTGCATCATATTATCTGCGCCTAGAACCTTGAGGGTGGCGTAGCGCAGAATGACATTGTTGCACCAAGAGTTCAACACTGTTGTCAGGGGGTTACCAGAGGCATTGCTGCCCACCCACTCATATATAACTCCGTTGAGTAAGTGTCTGGAATTGACAAGCTCTTGAAACAACACCTCCCGTACCCTCTCAGCCTCACTACCTTTGTCACGATAGAAGGCTGTAACTGTATCTAAGAAACGAATCATAATACAGTACGGGAGTTTGCCATCATAGTTGGAGAAGTCCCCCGCTATATAGCGGGAGTTTGGGCCCAGGTAATTTGCTATCTGGTCCCACTCGCTAGAATAGACATTCACTCCTACTGCAGATTGATTATAAATCCTATTTTGCATGTAGTAGCACACAAACGCACCGAAGTACATTCGTATGCAGATAGAGGTCTCCACTGAACATGCGGATACCTTTCTTGTCTTCCCGGCTAATACCTTCTCACGCGGCCGACGCTCATCCTTGTGGAAATCCATAAAGACATGCATAAGCCGTTCGCCTTGTTTTGCACTGGTAACTATATCGTCAACATATCCCTCGAGTTCTTTGCACTCGGGGCTGTCGAAGACATAATCTCCATCTAAGCCAAAGAAGTCGGTTTTACCCTTCCCCTTCAGCAGTTTGACCCACGGGTATCCAGCTGAGGTCTTCCGAGGAAGGCCATCTAAGCCGTCGACGCCATCGATACCTGCCACTGCTTCATGGAAAGTAAGGACTCGTCTACCTACTCTTTCATCCAGCTTGCTGAGAGGGTGGTTCACTACTAGGTCAGTATAGTGATTTACGCAACAGTCTAGCACATCCAAATCCAATGCTTCAATCGAATGGTGGTACTTTTCTGTTGCAATTCGTGC